ATGGAAACCTTTAAAACCAAAGAGAGATAACTTTAATGAAACACAAACCGAGATATAGTGTATCCGAGTATCCAGAAACATATGAAATCAACGAAATCACCAAGCAAGACCACTTTTACCTACACTTTGGATTCTACGATGACCGAAAGGTCTGGGGAGCAAGAAGTGAGTCAAGACTCGCCAAGTACCACCAACAAGAAATTGACACCTCCTTATTATCACGGAAAGTATAAAGGCATTGAAGCCTTTGATGTGTGTATGGACTTTGCAAGAGATTCGTATAACATTGGTGTGGCTATCGCCTACCTACTTAGAGCAGGTAAGAAAGAGAACAACCCTAAAGCTCAAGACTTGCGTAAAGCAATCCATCACTTAGAAATAGAATTGCAGTATGAAGAAACTTTTAACCCTACACCTCAAACTACCGAAGACCGTAAGTCTTAATACGCTATACGCAGGTAAGCATTGGACATTTAGAAAAAAGAAAAAAGATGAGTATAAAAAAATCATTGAAAAAGAATTGGCTCGTTACGACCACCATATTGCAAAGGGTATGTCTATCTTTATTAGGTACAATGCTCGTACCGATGTGGACAATAATGTACTTGTTTCAAAATTTGTTGCTGATACTCTCGTTGCTAACGAATGGATTGCTGATGACTCTCCTAAACACTATAACAAGCTCACTATCGTTTTTGACTCTACGGTTGAAAAGAATTATTGTGAAGTTGAAGTTAGACTAAGAGATGCATTTGCACGAGATTAACATTTTTATTAACTTTGAACTATTAACTAAATTAAATAGATATGACTAAAGCATCAGTCGTTAAGGACATCAAGTCCGCAGGTCAGCCCTACGAAGGGCAGTACGGAACTCTATATGGGTTCTATGTAACATTTGAGAACGGAGACAATGGGAAGTACAATTCCAAGTCCGAGCATCAAACAAAGTTTGTAGTAGGTCAAGAGGCTACTTACGAATACATTGGCAGAGAGTATCAAGGCAAAACCTACTTTACGGTTAAGCCTGTAAACCCTCAGTTTGCAAATGTAACACCATCTTCTAATGGTAGTGCATCTGGTAAGACTAATTCATCTAAGGATGAGTTGATTGTTAGACAAACGGCATTAAAAGCAGCAGCAGATTTAGGTGGTACACCTCAACAAGTTATTGCAAATGCACAGACCTTTGTTGATTGGGTGATGAAGAAAGCGGAGCTTCAAACATCTCAAGAGCAACACTTTGCAGGAAGGCAGGAAGCCCAACCAAAAGCAGAACCACAACCTGTGGATGCTGAAGGTTTGCCATTCTAAAAAGATACCTATATTTGAAGGGGGCGCATTGCGCTCCCTTTTTAACTCTTGAAAACACTATGTCAAAAATATCTTATGCCGATGTGTTCGGTAAGCTTGATGATGTCCGAATGGGCAAGGTTGAAGAAGGCATCAAGTTCGGTCAATGGAATCTTGACCAATACCTCCGCTTTAAACGAGGTAATTTCAATGTAGTTCTGGGACACGCTAATGTGGGGAAGACTTCAGTCACCTTATATCTAATGTTGCTACAAGCAATAAGAAATGATTTGAGGTGGTTGGTGTTTAGTTCCGAGAACACACCTGTATCTCTCATTAAAAAGGTTAGCGAGTTCTTCTTGGGTAAGCCTATAAACCAAATAGAAGAGGATGAGTTTATGATGGCTCAAGACCTTATCCAAAGATACTTTGTTATTATTGATACTGATAAGAAGATGTACACCTATGCAGAGTTGTTAGAGGAGGCTACAGACATCTACCACGAAGAAGGCTTTGATGGTTTTATGATTGACCCTTACAACTCGTTAGCAAAGGACAAGGAGATGTACAAAACACTTGGAGGTCACGAGTATGATTATGAGGTGGCTACCCACTTTAGGAATTGGGCAAAGCAACACAATGTAAGTATATGGCTATGCGCTCACGCAGTTACTTCTGCCTTGCGTATGAAACACCCACAAGGACACGAGTATGCAGGTATGCCTATACCACCAAGCGCAGCAGATATTGAGTCGGGGGGTAAGTGGGTGAACCGTGCAGATGACTTTATAGTGATACATCGTTATAAATCTCACCCTACCGAATGGATGTACAACCACATTATTATCTCTAAGGTAAAAGAGGTAGAAACAGGAGGTAGACCTACACCTTTGGATGAGCCTGTAAAATTTCGTAGCTTACCAAATAATGTAGGCTTTGAGATACACGGAGAGAATCTCATTAGCAAGAAAGAAAAAGAACAAGGACAAATGCCTTTTTAGATGGATGACTTACAAGAAGATTACCAATATGTAAGGGGAGGTAGTAAGAGCATAGCATTGCTTTGGTTGAGACAAAAGAACTCCGACCTAATGCAGATAGCTAACGCACTAAAACCTCAAGACCTTCACAACGATTACGAGATGGATATATTCCTTGACCTTATGTCTATCTATGGTGCTATCAATAGTGCTATAGATATGGTTGAGGATGTACAACAAAAGGTCTGGGAGGCAGAGGCTAAGAACGCAGACCTGAAGCTCACCATAAGGCATCTATCCTCTAAGGTTACTGAATACGAAAAACGATTAGATAATTTAAACGAACACCTAAAATGATTGCAAACGAACTACACCTACAGGAAGAGTATGACAACTATGTCATCTTCAACAAGATTAACCCCAACCGAGAGCATAGAAATGTGATGGCAAGGTTTGCCTTTATGGTTGCAGCGAGAGACATCTACAACACCTTGCAGATAGCGAGAGTGATGAAGAAGAATCACGCTACGGTGATATGGGCTTGGAAGAACCACGATACTAACATCAAGTTTGACAAGCAGTACCTTAGTTACTACAACCAGAGTTGTGATATTATTGATAAGATACGCAACGATGAAGAGCAGAGTGAGGAGATGTCCTTGCGTAAAAAGAATGCTAAATTGAGGGAAAGGTTAATAAATGTTAGGGAAGATTTGATAAAAGCTCGTAAAGAGTTGTATATTAGGGATGAAGAGATTAACCGCCTAAAAAAGTATGAACTTAGCGATTGACATAGCACCCCTTTACGGATTATTACTTGGAGTAAACTATTGGAACTCCGAGTTAGATGATGACTATGAGAATCCCAAGTACCACTCTTTGCAGTTGTGCTTTGGGATTTTTGCTATTATAATTACTTGGGCTACTGAAAGAGAAGAGCAATGAATCTACTACACTTACTTGCTGAGTATCACAAGGAGTGGCTAAAGATGGCACACAAGTTTGGCGCAGGAGACTACGCTGAAGACATCGTGCAAGAGATGTACATACGCTTGAATAAGTATATAGACAAGCCAGAGCGTATAATGTACAAGAACCAACCCAACAAACTCTTCATATGGGTTACCCTTCGGAATATGGTTCGCACCTTTCAAAACAAGAAAGACTTAATGGTATACACAGGTGATATGGTAGAGTACGATATTGCGGAAGAGGAGTACAACCTTATCCAAGCACAAGGCTTTGAAAAGATAATTGACAAGGTATGGGATATAATGAAAGACCAACATTGGTACGACCATAAGATGTTTGAAATCTACCACACCACCAATATGTCAATGAGAGATATAGAGAAGGAAACAGGCATAAGCCTCTTCTCCATTTTTGATACACTAAGAAAATCTAAAGAGTATGTCCACGAAAAAATCAAAGAAGACTACGAAGACTACCAGAACGGTGAAAGCGAAAGAATCTAAAGGTTTAGGTGATGATATTGAGAAAATCACTAAAGCTACAGGAATCAAGAAGGTAGTAGACACCTTTGCAGAACTCACAGGTATAGACTGCGGATGTGATGCAAGGAAAGAAAAGCTCAACAAGTTGTTCCCTAAGAAGACTCAACCTTTATGCTTAGAGGAGAGCGAGTACAATTACCTGAAGGAGTTCTTTGCAGAGTTTAAGGGTAGGGAGTTAAGACCTCGTTACCACGAGCAACTATCAAGAATCCACTCAAGGATATTCCAACACAAGTTCTATATCCCTTGTACCTGTAACCCAAGAGAATGGAAGAGGCATATAGATGAGTTAAGAAAGGTGTATGACCAATACGAAACTGAGTAAGTTACTATTAGCTTGGTTGACCTCTCAAGGTCATAAGGTTTTAGAATATGAAGAGAGTAAAGGTATTGCTACAAGATTCGGAAACGAGAAGTATCGCTTTGACATTAGCGGTTCTTTTGATGGTATTAGGGTTACTTACGATTCTGGGGTTTTCTACTTCTACGATGGTGAGCAGTTAATCAAAGAGACAAACTTAAATGAGTTTCATTAAAGGAGATATTGGTGAGAGCCTATGGTGTACCCATCTTGAGAACAAGGGACACTACAACATAACTACTGCACCTAAGAAGAAGTTCTACGATTGGGATGTGAGAAGTGAGTTTAGCAATCGCCATTATACCTTTGAGGTAAAGTACGATAGTAAGGCTTATTGGTGGGCTAATAGAAGAGGCACTCCAGAAGAGCCTAATCTTTACATAGAGTTCAAGAACACAAACAAAGATGAAGACTCAGGTATCCGAGCCTCTAAAGCGTTGTACTATGTTTATATGCTTGTAAGAGATGAATCAGTTACTGCCTTTGTATTTGAGCGCAAGGGACTCTTAAAACACTTAGAAGATATAACCTATAAGGTGGTAGGTAATTCAGCTACAGGAGATGATAACGCATTGGGATGGATACCACCTCTTACTTCTTTGATTAATCAAGATTGTTTTATTCAAGAAATAATTTTGTAAAGTGTTAGGAATTTTGTTTATATTAGCACAAATCAAAACACTATTATTATGTCAAAGAGTAAGTTCACTACTAAAGAGAACATCATCTACGGAGGTACTTGTTACCTATTAGTTACCCTTGCAGTATTCGCAATGGTAGGATTGTATGAATTTGTTGAATCACTTTTTAATCTACCTGTATAATGGACTACTTAGATAGAGAGTTAGCAAGTCACCAATACTATCAAGACTCTACTTGTGAGAATTGTGGTGGTTGTCTTATTGAAGAGTATTACGATTGCTCTTGTGAGGATATAGAAGAAGATGACTATATTGAGAACCAAATAAATTACCAGAGATGATGACACATAGTCAAGCAATCCTACAAGCACAGATAGCCTTTGAAGAAGCGTTAAGCGACAAAGAGGCGATTGACCAACTCCTACATATAGATGCACAGATGTATCAAAATACAGGAAGTGAAACAAGCAAAGCAGAGATGTTATCTATACGCAGAGCATCTGCTTTTATTTATAGATTAATCAAGAGCATTGACCACGACAAAGGTCAACGCTTTATTCAAGGAATGGGTTTAACCCGATAAAACAATCACACCTATGTCAAAGACAATTACAATGCTCAACGGTGAGCAACACAAACAAGATTGGCTCGTAGAACAAGCAGCCAACGATGACTTCTACTACGGCTACTTAGGAAAGGTAGCCTTCAGCAGTAGCAACATTAAGAAACTTCTGGACTCTCCAAGAACCTACTACAATCTTATGCAGTACGGTGAGGAGACAAATAGCCAAGCTCTCATAGATGGTAGGCTTATTCATATGATGGTGTTAGAGCCTCATAAGATTAACGACCTCGTATTCGCTGATGTCACCACTAAGAACACTAAGAAGTGGAGAGAGATGAAAGCTGAGTATCCTGCCCATATGTTGTTTACCCAAAAGGAAAAGCAGAAAGCAGAGAAACTTACTGAGGCACTATTCAAGAACCATCAAGCAGTAGAACTATTAAGAGACTCTACCTTTGAGGTTGGTGCAGTAGATGATACTATAGAGGGATACCCCTTTAGAGCAAAGGCAGATATCCTAAAGAACGATGGTACTATCATTGACCTCAAGACTACAAGTGACCTTAGAAACTTTGTCTTCTCCGCAAGACACAAATATTCTTATGATGTTCAAGTGTACATCTATTGTAGACTATTCAATGTTGACTACACTAAGTTTAAGTTCTTGGTGATAGACAAGCTAAGTTGTGATGTAGGGGTGTACACGGTAAGTGAGGACTTCTACAATAAAGGTGAGGAGAAAGTATTGTATGCCCTTCAGCAGTATCACGAGTTCTTTGAGAACCGACCTCTGGAGGAGATACAAGAGATGGTTAATAACTACACAATACAAGGAGAGTTATGATATTCAAAGTAATAAGGTCAAAAGCCATTAGTTACCTCTTTGATACTATTGAGGCTGCCAGAGAATGTAGAAAGGACTTAATGAATATGGGGTATGATAATATATCCATAGAAATAGAACAGGAAGATGTTCCTTAACACCAAAGAGAGATGAGTTTTTCTAAAGACTTACATACAGGTGAACAAATGGAGCAAGAGGTACTTCAAGAAATACAAAAAAAGTATCCAAAAGCACATAAGATAGAAGGTTACTTCAAAGATTATGATATATATATTCCAGAGTTGAGTAAATCTGTTGAAGTCAAAAAAGACTACAAATCTAAGTACACAGGTAACTTGGTGATTGAATTAACTTTTGACGGTAAACCTTCTGCACTATTAACTACTAAAGCTGACTATTGGGTATTTGCAATTCCTAATAAGTACATTTGGACAAGTCCAGACCGTATAAAAAAAGCTATAGCTTTGTATGGTCAAGACCCAAAGAAGTTTATAGGTAAAGGAGATGATAAGCCAAAGTTGGCTTGGTTAATACCTATTGAATATATAAATAAAACATCAATATCAATACAAACAATTACCACGCAATAAAATGGGAACATTAGTAACGGTATTGCTTATTACGATATACCTAATAGGAGGTGTAATGATAGTGTACCAAGTAAGTAGAAAAGATAATGAGTAATTGCAACTGCAACAAGCCTATGAGTATTATAGAACTATGCCTTAGAGATAGGGATGAAAACGGAATTGAAAATGATTAAAGCATACCTTCGCAAGACACGACACATACGAGAAGTACAAAAGTTTCTTGATATGTTAATGATAGATAACATAAACCTATCTATACAAGCAAGTAGATTCGGATGGACTCCAGAACTACAACACCAATTAACCAACTCAGCATTACTTATACGCAAGTACCAAAGAAGACTGAGACTAATTAAATTCTAATGAGTGATACAGGTAAGAGTGCTAATGTACTCATCAATCGTAACAACCTAAACAACATCTTTGAACTCCTCGTACAAATACATATGAGAGGACAACTATCAAGAGATGAACAAGCCTTCGTAAAGAACTTCATAGAACTACCAGAAGCACCTACACGAGAGAATAGACAAGCTCGTAGAGCCAACACTCAAACCATTAAGAAACTCTTTAGAGAAGAGGCTAAGCGTAAAAGAGATGAGTAACATTAATCTAAACTTGGGGGATTGTTTAGAGGCAATGAAAGAGATGCCCGATAATAACTATGACCTTGCAATAGTAGACCCGCCTTATGGGATTGACTTAGCTAATATGAATATGGGTGCTGGAAAATCAAAGAAGGCTTCTAAAATAGAAAACAGAAAGTGGACTTCTAAAGACTGGGATAAACACACTCCTACAAGAGAATACTTTGATAATTTAAGAAGAGTTAGTAAAGAGCAGATAATATGGGGAGGTAATTATTTTGAACTTCCACCTTGTCCCCATTACATAATATGGGATAAAGAGATTCCTCACGGATTAAGTTTTGCAGATTGCGAGATGGCTTGGACATCTTTTAATAAAGCCCCGAGAATGTTTCGTTATAGTGCCTACAGAGATAAGAAAGAAAAAATCCACCCCACCCAAAAGCCCGTAAAGCTCTACGAGTGGTTATTAGATAACTACGCTAAAGAAGGAGACAAGATACTTGATACGCATTTAGGCTCTGGCTCTATTGCACTTGCTTGTCATAATCGTAAGTTTGATTTAGATGCTTGGGAGATAGATAAGGAATACTATAACAATGCAGTTGAAAGACTTGACACACACAAGTCCCAATTAACAATCTTTGATGTATAAGGTTAACATACTAAAGTAGAATTGTATAGTATGCCGTTCAAAGCAGGACAAGAAAAGAAAGGTGGTAGAACAAAGGGTACACCCAATAAAACCACTAACAAGATTAGAGAAGCCTTTACAAAGCTC